TGATACGGATTTCGGTCATAGCGGATGCAAGGCAAGAATCGGACTTCTTTAACGCATACGATAGGCGGTCAATCTTGGCATCCAACAATTCTATTTTGGCATTTGCCGTTTCAATTTGTTCTTTATACCCCGAACGCAAATCAATATACAAATAGCCCACAGCCACCAACATACAAAAAGCCACGGCAGCAACTGGGTTCTTACGAAATTGGTCAAAACTGACGGGCAAAGCATTGGGGGTTTTTTTCGCGGTCATTATACTACGGGATCAGGAACTACGCAATAAGGAGAATCGGGGAACTTTGCACAAAACCCTTGAAGGTAAAGTGAGTCATCGCCACTGAATGTATGAATACCCATTGGGTTCGGCCATACTTCAAAGGGTGTGAAATCGGGTAATGGTTCAACATACCAAAGAATGTCAATTGCCCACTTGTCACTTACCACTGCGGGGGTTTCAATCTCAAACGCTGCACCCATAACTGCGGGTGTCAAAACAATGTTACCCAATTCAACCACGGCACAACCCACATATGACTTTGATTCCGTGCCATCGGGGTTGGTGTTGGTTTGTTGGATTTGGGCTTGGTATGTTGCCCATTCTTCTTGACTTAAAAATTCGTATTTTCGGAAGGATTTCATGTTAGATAGTTGTTAATGATGCTAATTCGGAGTTAGAAAGGCGGGTGGTATAAAGTTGGACACCATAGGTTTTCCCATCACTTGGTCCTAATGCACCATTGCCCAATTGCAAACGGCTTGTTGCAGGTACGCTTCCGCTCGAATCCGTACCCCTTTGAACTCCGTTAACATAGAATGCAAAGTCATTTGCTTTATAAGCAAGTGCCACTTTATAGCGACCTACTGATGGCAAAGAATAAGTAAACGAACATTGTGCAATACTACTTACATAGATTTCAGCGGTTAACGAACCCGTTCCACCCTTAATCAAGTATATTGTATTGCCAAAACTGCCATTATCAATGTTCAAAATATTTTCGTTGCCCGTTGCTGACAATGTTTCAACTTCAATATCCCAATACATAACCCCTTCAGTTTGTCCAATGTAATTAGATATACCCGTTTTGTAACACGCATCGGCTATTCTTGTAGATGATGTTGATGTGGTAGGTATGTACGATGTCGCATAGCTGGATGCTTCCAATTGCGCACCCCATACCAACATACTTTGTGAATTATAGCCGTAACCCAATAATATATGTGGGTTAATGCTACCTGTTGCGGAAGCAGTAAAGGTATATTCGTACCGCTTCCAATCGCTTGAATCGGTAGTGATTACAGTTGACACATTAAATGCACCGTCAATATAAAATCTAAATTGGTCACCAATGGCGGTTGGCTTAACATACAAAGAATAAGTATATTGCTGACCATTTGTCGCACTTACTGCCCCATCTAACCAATAAATACTTCCACTCGTAAAATTCAATCGGTCGGCATTTTGTGTACCATCGGGCGAAATTGCAACATTTGCCGTTGTTGTTCCATTGGTAATCCATTGGTTAAACTGCTCTGAATAAACAAGCAAATTCGTACTTTGCTTTTCTAACAACAACGCACCTGAACCATTGCTATATGTTACCCTTGGGATGTTTAATCTATCCGTAGTGGCTAAATATGGTTTAGCGGTTGAACCGATGTTGACTTGAAAGCCCCAAACATAAACTCCATTCGTTCCCGATGCAGTTCCGTAAACACTACCTTTTGCATCACAAACACCAATACCTGATCCAGTCGCTAATGCGATGCTTTGGCCTAAAGTAAATGTACACCTATACCATCCGTTTCCTACTGCGGTAATTGTTCCGCTTGGTGTGGATGTTGCACCCGCAGTTGTTTGCATTGTGCCATCACTTAAATCAAAATAAATCAACCCATATAAACCTGAATTTTCCATATACATCCAAATCACATTTTTATTTTGTGCTTTGACATATACTGAAATGGTATAAATGTTTTGGGGTTGCGTAAATGTTTGAGCCGTATACCTATAATCACCCGACGAACTAATGTACATCAAATCTGCGGTACTCGTTCCATTCGGGGCGGTTGTAGCATTATCGGTAATTGTAACGCCACTCCTAACAACATAAACCGCATTATTCAACTCCTCGCTATAATCCGCTAAATTCCAAGATACCAATTCCACTTGCCCGTTTTCATTGATCCGTGTACCACTTGATGCACGGGTAAATGTCATTTCACGGGGTAGGAATCCGCTATTAATGGGGCTGATTGCATAGCCCAACAAAGAATCTTCTTTGTATGCCCAGTTGTTGTTGCCTATTTGTAAACTTGGATTAGTCATAATAATAATTTAGTGCTTGTGCCATTTCTTCATAACTTACATAGAATGTGCCAGTAAGGGTTTCAAGTTGGTCATTGGTTAGGCGGGTAGGGAAAAAAATAAGTTCATTATATTTTTGCGATGTGCTTTTATTTCCAAATGGTGTAACTGTTTGAAAGTTTGCCATTGAAGATGGAACGCTTCCGCTTGTATCCGTTCCCATTTGTGTGCCATTCATATAATAGACAAAATCATTTGATTTATATGCCATTGCAATTTTATATCGTTGTCCATTGACAAATGTTGTTCCACTAATCGCAACAACATTCGAACCGCCTACATAAACATACATTGAGTTTGTATTTTCGTAAGTATTCAACCCAACAAAATCACTATAAGAACTGCCGTAAATAGAAATAGGATAATCCGCCGCGCCACTTGTACTTCCCTCCCAAATAAAATCCGCAAAAATCACCCCCTCCGTCTGCCCAATCAACGAACTAATGCCCGTCTTATAACAAGCATCCGCCACCCTTGTGGCACTTGATGAGGTTGTTGGGATGTAGGAGGTGGGGTATGATGATGCTTCGAGTTGTGCGCCCCAACAATAGGTGTAAGTATTATCCGCAATATTTTCAATCCCTATTTCTACACTTGTGGCACTTGCCGTTCCAATTACTGTGCATCTATACCAACCATTTCCGTAACTTTCAATTTTTGCACTTCCCGCAATTGTACTACTTACTATTCCATTTTGCAAATCAAAAACGGCTTGAGCAAAATACGAACCTCCCGCGTATGCGTAAATTTGTTGTGTTTGCCTATTGCCGTATTTCATAAATACGCTAAACGCATTTGTACCCGTGGAACTTGTAATTACTTTGGCATAATAAGCCGTTCCACCCGTTGCACCTAATTTGTCCGCGTTCTGCGTTCCGTCAGGTGATGTCGTGTCGTTGGTAGTTAATGCCCTATTTGCACCCGACCAACCCGTTGACCAATCTTCTGAATATGGATTTAGGTTTGTACTCTGTTTCTCCAACAACAAACTCGGACACCCGCCCCCGCCATTTTGGTAGGTTAGGCGTGGTACATTTAATCGGTCGGTAGTGGGGAAATAGGGTTTTGCGGTGCTTCCGATGTTTAATTGAAATCCCCAAGCCAATAAACCATCAGTTCCGTTTGCGGTTACTGCACCGCCACCATTGGCATCAGACATACGAAAATCCGCATAGTTTGTACCCGATTGTGCTACACTTGAAACACTACAACGATACCATCCATTACCAATATTTTCTATTGATGCCGTGCAACCACTTGTAACATTTCCAACAACGCCATTTAATAAGTCAAACCAAGCACCTGGGCTACCCGCCATATTGTCGACAATGCCCCATCTAAATCCACTGCTCTTGAAATAAACGCTTTGGGTATATATTTGACCAGCAACAACACTAATTGATGTCGTTGATGCATAACAATACGCTTGACTACTTGATGGATATAATAAATCTGCGGTTGTTGTTCCGTTTGGGGCAATTCCGCTATTTGTCGAAATGCTTAAATAGGCAAGAGTCCAAGTTCCTGCATTATATTGCTCGGAGTTTTGCACCAAATTCCACGGGCAAACCTCAACCAATCCCGCACTATTGATGCGCGTTCCGTTGGATGCACGGGTGAAACTTAAATCTCCCGCACCATCGGTGGGTATTTGGCTATATACAACATCCTCTTTGTACCCACTTGGGATAAGAACCAATGATGCTTCGTCTAAAAGTGTACTCATAGTGCCTCCAATTTATATATCATGCAATCAACGCCTTCAACATATCCACCATCGGAAATTACCCGTGATACATATGTGGCAGCGATAACCGCACCTTCATTTTCGGTGAATGGTGTTACCCCAGTTGATATCCCAACGAACATTAGATGCTGTATAGAACGATTGAACCTGATGCCAAGGTAATTGATGAAATGTAGTTTCCATCGGCTACGCAATGGAAAGGACCTGGTAACAAGGTTGTGCTTGTCAATCCCATGGTAGTCATCAATGAATTGCCATCCTTATCCAAACAAGCCGATACAACGGCATTGGTGTTTACAAAGAAACCACGGAATTTGCCCGTCTTTGCGCTTGTATTGGCTACGGCTACACTACCCGTGTATCCTGCGGTGAATGCTGATCCTGAAATACTCATATCTATAAAACGATTATTTTGTTACTTGTTAGGGGTTACGGGTTACACTGCCTATACCTTGCGCCCACAAAGTGCCATCACAACACTTTTTGGAATAGGTATTTTTGTCTTTGCACAAACACGCCCGTGTTCCACCGCCTTGTGGTGAACTTCGTGAAGGTGTTTTCCACCCATTTTGTGTGTTATTCGGATTGTTTGGATTGTTCCAATTGCTCATCTTTTTAATAGGGCTAAAAGTAAAACTAACAACAACACCAATCCAATACCCACACCCACAATTTGGGGAATGTGTACCCGCTCTTTGTACTGAACTTGTGGAATGGTAATTGTCTTTTGTATTCTTATGGTGTCGGGCTTGACAATTGTCTTGATTTTTATCACATCGTGATTACGATATACAATCGTTTTAACGCCATCTTTTTCAATTGTGAGGGTATCTATCGTTTTACTCACGAAAGTGTCCGTAATAGCCACGGAATCGGTTAAAATGATGGTATCAATCACATGGGTGGTTGGTTTGATGATGGACGGATCTTTCTTGATGGCTTTTTTCATGTGATATTCAGCCGAACAACCCGTTAACATCACCAATATGATAGTTGCCTTTGTGAACAACTCACACTTCACCTTATTGATGGTTTTCAATTGCGTCATGTAGGTGGTCAATTTCTTGACCTTTTCATCCTTTGGCTTGTATGTCTTTTTTACAAGTTCCATGAAACATAGTTTGATGGGTTGGTGTTTGGGTATTCACCAGCTTCTTGGTTGGCAGTGTACTGACTGAAATATTGTGGGTAGTAACTCAAATAATCCACAACCCTTCTTCGGTAGGTTTCAGCGATGTTCCTTTGGCGTTGTACCAATGTATCAATCTCACTTTTATCGGGTAGGGTGGTGTTTTCGGGTGAGTTTCTCAAAATACCCGCATTGCTTACCTCATAACCATGAAACAACAACAAATCCGCCATTGCATAGTGAATCAACATGGGTTGAATGTAGTGAGATACCAACACTTCGTAATTGCCCGTCAATGTTCCCGCTTCCACTTGGGTTAAGATGTAGCGATACAACTTTGTTCCCAATAGTTCCTGAACTTGTATGTCTTGACTGATTTTTACAAAGGGATAGATTTTATCTACATCAACATTACCACCCAACTGAGTGTATTTGAAGATTAATTCTTTGTCAACCAGTAATATGTCATCGTTTGCGTACATCTTATTTATTTTTTAGTGAACCTTTGTTTGGCATATCAATTGGGCGTGTCTTGGCGGTATTCCATCCGCTTGGGGAGAATGGTACACCCGCATTGTCTGCACTTTTGTTTGATACTTCATTGTAATTATCCAAATCCCTACTATCTCCAACCTCGTTTGGTTGTTTTGGCAAGAATTTACCTTTGACTTGTTTGCGTTTGAAGGTCAATCGTTCCCATCTATGGTGGCAATTTACACCGCCTTTGTATTTCCAAATGGAATAGGAACTTTTACCACTTGGGGCAAATTGTCCGTTTACACCCGCATCACCCATTTGAATGATATCTTCCCTACGGAATATTACTCCGCTTTTGGCTTCTTGAACCATTGTAGAGCAAAACTCCCGTGAATTGTTGGATACGAAATCAGGACCATAACGGTATCGGATTTTGTAAACCCCTTTATCGTCATCACTTTTTTTATTGGGGTTGTCATACGCCAAGTTAAATCTTAGTTCTTCATCCGCGTCTGTAACTTCTTGAACATCAATAAGTTCCCATTCATCGGTGTTAATTATTTCCCCCTTGCCTTTCAAATGTTCCAACCACGAATGTTCATCGGATTCCAACATTGTGCCTTCAAAATAGGAATAACAAATCGCTGCGGCTTGGTCGGTGTCTTTACCTTCACGAACCACAATAGGAATGCAACGCCCTAAAAAATCATCCTTAGATTCACCCGCATTGGGCTTTACCAATTCAATCTTTTTTTTTTGAGATGCCAAGGTCACGCCAGTTTCTTCCTCACGGGTTTCATCATCAATGATGTTACCACTCAAATCAGTGAATTCCAAAGGTTGTAAGGTCTTGAAATAAAGATTCAAAGTATAGCCGTTGAAATTCAATACCTTGGTTACTGCATCAATAATCAATCTTTGGAATGGGCGAATTACCACATTGTCAAACAAGATTGATGCTGACTTCAATTCATCTGCGTTGTTACCAAATCCCGTGTTGTCCTTAATACCCAAAAGCAATGGCGATACAATACGATGTGCCACCATGATTTTTTGCATGGATTCTTGAGAAAGGAACTGATATTGGTTGTGGGCATCACTCAACTGAACGGGTGTGATATCCGCACTTGATTCCTTGCCGTCATTCCATGAAATAATGAATCTTCCCGCGTTTGATGATCCGCCAAACTTTTGTTTGATTTGGGCTTCCACAGTATCTTTAACCTCGGCGGGTGGTTGCCCGTTATTGAAGTTAATCAACATTGATGGGGCTAACCCATTCATGATGTTGTTAATATGGAAATTGGAAATCTCCGCTTCCAAGTTGGCATATTGCGTACCGCCTTGGTAGTCCACTGGTGCGAAGTAAAACGAACCCGTAGAATATGGTTTGATTGTAAGAATACATTCGTTTGCGTTTTGGTCATAACCAAATGCCCTGAATTCAATTGGCGTATGGTTACGCTTTATATTCGCCCAATCGGGGCAATAGTAATATTTCTCAATTTCACCCTTATCGTTGCATTTAGCGGGGCGAAGGGTTTGTTGTGGAAAGTGTTTGGCTTGAACATACTTCTTGCGGTCTTTTGACTTCACAAGTTGGAATGACGCTTGACCTAACATCTTCAAATCCATTGCAACGGCACGGATATCATCCGCACTGAACAACTTCTTAAATTCAATGTAACCTGGCAAATCCCTTGATGCCCTTGTAACCTCCAACCCCTTACCAAAGATTTGGTCAACAGTGCCTTTGATACACGCATTGTTGGTGGGGCTTGAATGATAAAGGTCAATCAAATATTGGTAGTAATTATTATCATCACCATACTGAACCCAATCCTTGTTTTTTTGCTCAATGATGGATGGTGCGGTGTATGATTGTAATTGTATAAAATCTAAATTCATAGTGTTTTCCAATTAGGTGTACTAGGTGCAGTTGTCGTGAACTGCTTCCAAGTATTGTAAATGTTTGTTGTCCCCGTAATCCAATATCCTAAAACCTCCCACATTAAAATATCGCCATCGTACACACGGAACAACAATTCATCCGTATTCTTTGCCACTGCGTTAATTGGCGTTAAAACGGGTAAATTCATTGTGATGAAGGAATATGACTTCACACACGCAGTCGTGGTTGTAACCATCGTTTTTGTGGGTTTATGCCACACCTCAATGGTTGCCGTTGACACACCTTCAAAATCCACAAATGGCGTGAATGTAACTGATGTGGATGTGTTATTGATGTGCATACCTATAAAACGCAAATCCAAGTTTTTGTTACAAAAGAAAACCCCCACCGAATTGGCAGGGGTTAGTCAAACTATAAAACTAAATCTAATTAAGCCGCAAGAACGGGAGTAATTACGCTTGAAATTTCGCTGTAATTATCCGCATCAACGGGTGTTGGAGGATTTGGCTCACTTGACATGAAAGTCAAAGTATTCAAACGGGCATCACCCATTTGCACACCCCATGAAGATGTTCCGCCATTGGCATCACAACCCAAGGTTTCACCAATCAACCAAAATTGGTCGTTTCTATCCCACACGATGATTTGCCATCTACCTTGTGCCAATACCTTCAATTGGTCCATATCGGCATCACCAGTTGTTGGTGTTTTACCGCTTGGTTTGAATGACAAAGTAAATGTTGTTTCATAAGCGTTTGTTCCGTTATCGCGTGATGCAATTACGGTTGTTTCCATGGTTGACAAACCCTTCAGTTCCCAAAAAGGTGCTGAAAGTGGAGTGGTAGTTGTACCATTGTCAATCAAAGTAACCAAACCAGTTCCGCTCTTTGTTACGCGGTTAGCAAATTCAAATGGTACAAAGAATGCACCCTTCAAACCGCCCACAAATTGCTTACATGGTTCGTATCTTCCTAATAATGTTCCACAAGTTGGCATATTTTTCTATTTTTATTGGTTAAAAAAAAGGGGTGGGTGTTTACGCCCACCCCGTGTTTATATTTTCCTTGTCGGATTAGGTTACATTAATTACAACTTGTTGAGTTGGGTTGGTAGCGATGATACCACCAGTGAAGCGCATGATTACACGCACATTCTGTGAACCATCGATATCGCTCATGTCGATAACCTTAACTTCGTTGTAGTCGCTCAACAAACCAGTTCCAAAGTGCAAATCGCTCTTCATACCCAATACGCAGTCGTAATCGTTAAGACCAGGACACATAGTTACGGGGATACCTTGGAAGTTCATTGGCTTTTCACCAACATAGAATTGGAAGTTGTAGTTACCAGCAGACAAAGCGGCTTGGTATGCCTTCATGGTAGATGGACCAACATAGTATTGGTAACCTTCTTTGCCATACAAAGCAGCGGGTGAGTAATCCAATGCTTCTTGCAAACGAGCAACAACATTTGATCCAGTTGTAGCACCTGAGAATGGGCGAACGATAGCAGAGTTATCAATCAAGTAACCAACCATACCATCTTGACCTGGAGTTACTGAAGAATCATACCAAAGGTTTGATTTCCAAATACCCAATTCGTTGGCTTGAGCAACTTCAGCAGCGGTTTGTGCCAACATGAATTCCTCGAAGGTAGCGGGTAATTTTTCAAATGCACTGAAACCAGCTTGAGCCGCTTCCCATGTAGTGCGCAATTGGTTTTTGCACAACTGCAAGTTAACTTGCTTCTCGGTGGTAGTCAACACATATTCACCCAAAGTTACTGAAGAAGAATCAGTGAAATCACAAGTTGCATCGGCAATGGTGATTGAATCTTGGTAGTTACGGATAACTTCTTTGAAAGCCACATTGGGGTGCAATGTGATAAGTTCTTTTGCCAAGGTTTCGCCTGACAACAGAGCAGCCGCAATGTATTTGTTGCTAAATAAACCTGCGTAGGTATTTGGCGATACAGTTGGACCACTCAAATGGGTT